TAGCTTGGCTAGCAGCTAAGTCTCCAAGCATTGCTCTTGTGGCAATCTCTGTTTGAGTCTTTTGTTGAGTGGCCTGTCCGTTAGCTAAATTAACTAAAGTATTAGCTTTAGTGTGGTCAAGGTCAGCTTCTGCTTTTTGTTGCTCATTATAACCTTCTAAAAATCCATAAATAGGCATCTCAGCCTCCTCCTTGAGTTGCTGTCATATCTCCTGGCCGAGGAGCATACATATACTTCCTTAACCATTGAGTGTATTGATCTTGCGCTGCTTGGCGTTGGGGAGATAATTGCCCAAAAGCAGCATAGCGTTGGAAATCTCCTCCTAGGTCATGAAGGTCCACTCCTTGGGCTGCAAGGGCAGGATTAGAGGCCAAAAGTTGATTAGCATAATCTTGATTAAGAGTAATTTGAGGAGCAAATTGATCCAAGCTCTGCCCACTGGCTAACATTGCCATCACATTAGCATCGCTAAGCCCTGACCAAGGAGTGGAGAAGGAATAAAGTTTAGAATAATCAGGATTCACTCCTGCTGCTTGGAAACGGCTAAGCGTTCTATTAGCTCCTTCTACCTGACGAGCTGTGTCATTCGCATCTGCTTGGGTGCCGATCATATAAGCTAAGGCAGGGATGGCTAAAAGTCCAGCACCGGCTCCAGCTCCTTCAGTGGCCCCTGTAGTACTTGCTTCTGCTCCAGTGGTTCCTGCCGCTGCACCTCCTGCCTCAGCGCCCTCTTGTCCAGCTGCCCAAGCATCAAAGGCTCCTCCAGTGCCAGCTCCTAGCTCACTAGCTCCTGTGGTAGCAGCTCCTCCCCCGCCTCCTCCAAACAATGACCCTAGAAAGCCACCACCTTCGGAGGTACCTCCCGAACCCCCGAGTAGACCGGAAAGTTTGGAACTTAGACCATAGAGAGAGGAGAGAGATGAAAGAGTGCTTCCTAGAGAAGAACCTCCTCCAGGCTGTCCTCCCCCTTGCCCTCCCTGTTGCCCCATCCCAAGAGCCCCTCCAATATTAGCCATGGCATTATTTCTCTGACCGTATCTTCCAGCCAAGATCTGCCCAGCAGAGGCAGGAGATCCAGTTTGAGCCCCGCTCAGAAGAGCTAATCTATTAAATTGGTTCTGAATCTCATCACTAGCCATTGTTTGACCTTTAGCTTGGAGAGCCTCAAGAATATTCCCTGAACCTAAATACCCTTGAGCTGCTTGTTGCCTGGCAGTAGCATCTAAACCTACCTTCAATCTAGCTTGAAAAGCAGGATCATTTTGCAAAGCTGCTGTGGTGTTAGTCATCAAATTTTGTAACATGGGTTGATATTGAGCCCTCTGGCTCATGAAAGGATCAGAAGCCTGAGCTGCTGCTGCATTGATCCCTCTAGCAGAGTTAGGACTATTGCTAAATAAATCATAAAGCCCTGTGCCTGCGGATAATAATCCTGTTAGTCCAGCATTATTCCCTCCACTCAAAAGAGACGCTAGCTGGCCAAAAGAAACATTCCCACCTCCTGTAGCGGCTGTTTGGCTTCCTCCTGAGGGCAAAGAACTATAATCAGGATTTGAATAACTCCATTCATCCGCTCCTGTATTCCCTCCCTGATTAGCATAAAAGTCATTACTATAATCAGGATTTGAATATTCCCATTCGTCATTCATTTGTAAGTCCTTGATTAGAATGCACCAATATTATAATCTATTTCAGCAGCCACCAGCCTCAAAGCTGTGTTAGCTGCATGTTTGAAATCAAAAGCTCTTCTTCGGGCAGAGCCTAGGCTAGAAATCTTAGCTCTACTTTTAGCCATCTTGATAGCTCTGTATTGAGAAAAAGTATCATAATCATCATCTGTGTAGCGAGTGTAGATGATTGTTTCTACTCTATCCCCCACCAGTTCTAATCTATTAAACCTCTTAGAAGCCATCACTCCCATGTCGACAAGAGCAGATCTGATAAAAACATCTATGACTAAAGTATTATCTTCATAAACCCCTGGATCAAAAGAATAAACATTCCCATCAGTTATTCCTAAGATTAAATCTTTATCATTCCCGAAGGCATAGTAAGCGATAGGGAAATAAGACTCTGTGTAGAAGGTGACTGGGAAGAGGCCTTCCAAAGGAGGTGCTGTGGGAGAGAGTGGAACTAAAGGAACCACCCCAAATTGATTAGGGTCCATTGTGGAAGGGTTATACAAAAGCACAAAAGTAGTGTCTAAGTTTCCACTCTCTGCTCCAGAAATAGTCACCAAAACTCCATCCTCCTGCCCATGAGGATCTTCTAAAGTAACTAAAACTATCCCTCCAGGCTGTCCTGCTATCTCTGTAGCTGTACCAGTTGTCCCTTCAGCCACAGTAGACCATTCATGCCATTTGCCAGTCACTTCATCAAACACTAAGGTTTTTTGGGAATTAACTAAAGTAATAATGTAAAAGAAATGACCATTGGATTTAATAATGAAAGAATAAACTTCTTCTAAGTTATCCCCATTTAAGATTCTATCAATATAAGGATTAGACAAAAGCTTAGGAGTATATCCATCTAACTTCATGATAGATCTTCCTTTTTGCTTAGAATTTGCCATAAAGTAGACGGAATTATCTGCAAAAGAGATAGAACCTGTGGAGGCTAGGCCAATTTGAAGAAGAGCATTTTGGACTTTGGAAAGAGCTGATCCTGTGGTATTTCCTGCATCATAAAAGAATTCAGTAGAAAATTCCTTAAAAGCAACTATGTAGTTAAGCTGTCTAACTAAAGCCACAGCTCTATCAGGGGTCGAATTAGCGGTGATAAAGTTAAGAGCATTCCAGGAGGTAGGATCATTGAGATCAGATCCATTAATTTGCCCTAAGCTATTCATCACATAGACAATTCCATCTAGGTTCACCACTCCATAAACTGTACTAATTGGATAATCAGTATCAGTAATATGGGTAAGAGTAACTCCATCCCACAGATAAGCTATATTATTATTTTTTATGAAAACTTTCTCAGGGACTGTTCCACTAGCGGGAATTATCACCATCTGGAAAGGTTGGTCAGTGATGGGAGGAACAGGTGAAAGAACTGCTCCTGTAATGATAGCTGTGCTGTAGACGTCAGACTTCGTAGCTGTGAAGGTGGCTGTAGCAACTATATTAACTGTCCCTCCCCCATACACCATAGCTGTGTCACCAACACCTGTGAAGTTAAAATTACAAAAAGCAAAACCTGCCCTGGCAGAGAAAGTGCTAGCTGAACCATAGGCTGTCCAAGTTACTCCATCATAGGAAAAGTAAGGATCTTGGAGGCTAGTTCCTGAAGAATCACATCCTCCATAGACTAATAACTTATTGTCCACTCCAGTCAACCCAAACATCATCCTGGCCGACCAAGCAGCAGAAGAAGTCAATTGAGTCCAACTCACCCCTGCATCGATAGATCTCCAGACGTCATTTTTATAGTTAGCTGGAGTTCCAAAGGCTCCAATAACTCCTCCTGCTACATAAAGATCTCCATTAAAAGAACACATGGCAAGACCTCTTCGTGCAGTCCAAGAGGCAGAAGCTGTTTGAGTGGTCCAGGTGGTGCCGTTAAACTTTTCAACATTATTCAAGAGAGTTCCTGAGCCATTCACTCCTCCTGAGACTATGATAGTAGTTCCTAGGACAGAAGCCCCAAACATAGCTCTAGCAGAACTCATGGAGTTAGAAGAGGTCCAAGTCACTCCCTGGTCAGAAGATTTCCACACAGTAGCTGTAGGAGTGGAGAGAGCGCTTGCAGCTTTTGCTGTATAACCTCCAATAACATACAACACTCCCCCAAGATTAAACATATTGTGAAAGGCTCTTCCTCCAAAGGGAGCAGAGGCAGTGACCAATGACCAACTCACACCTTGATCATCTGATCTCCAGACATCGGAATAAATATCTGTAGCTCCGGAGCCTGAGCCTCCAGAGATAAAAAGCACATTCTCATCATTAGCACAAATAGCACTACCTATCCTAGCCTGTCCTGTGGCATTGCTGCTTCCAGGGTTCCACACTCCCCCATTAACAAAATTCAATCCACTGACTATCTCATCCCCTACAATAAATAACCCCATGTCATTGAAGGTAGTGGCTCCTTGGGCCTGTCCTGCACCAAAAGCCTCTTCTAACTCATATCCTGGCCTTTTAACAATCATTGGACCAATAGGAGTATCTTCTTCATAACAATTCTTTAATAATCCGTCTTTGTCAGAAGATGCACTCCGTCCTGCCAGAAGTTGAGGCATCGGAAGACGGACTGTTTGCATGGCTCCTCGTGAGCGAGGATCGATGGGCATTACACGAGTCCTTGTCTTGTATTGTAAGTTAGGTAAGTACTGGCCTCTTCAGCACTAAAACTAAATGCCTCTCGTACGTACATCTCATATCTTTTCTCAATTCTCCCCTCAGTCTGAGCATCCACCCCATATTCAGTCAGAAGATCAAACGCCAATCCCCACTTCAAAGCATTAAGGAATTCTTGTGGGAAATTAAACAAAGAATCAAAATCAGTAGTGTCCGTATACATAGTCTGAGGCCAAAGATGAACTACTCTATCTTGTCCATCATCAGCAGGCACAGGATATACATATAAATAACCTGTTGATTGGAGAGGGTTATAGAAGAAATTAACCGGAATCCCTCCTCCTGAAGTCTTATTCCCAAGCATATTATAGTCAGTCTGGCCGATCATGGTCATTGGTACGTCAAGATGTGTAGAAAGAGTCCTGATGTAATTTCCATTATCCATAATCCTCAATGGCTTATCTATAGTAAGCCCTGCTATTTGAGCAGTAGCTGTAGCTCCTGAGCCGTCTCCTCCAATGGAGACTGTGGTAGTGGCTTGGGTATAGGAGTTACCAGAAGCTGTCACTGTAATAGCAGTTATCACTCCTCCTTCGATAGTAGCTGTGGCGGTGGCTCCTGTCCCTCCTCCTGTGTCCGTGATAGTAACTGGAGCAGAAGTGTAACCAGTCCCTCCATCAGTGACTGTGATTGTATAGACATATCCAGCAGTGGGGCCAAAAGGATAAACCTGAAGACCTGCCAACATAGGAACTTCTATCTCATTAATCTTCCAAAGGGTAGCTCCTTTGTTGACCCAACTTTTGATCATCAAGTTAAGAGCTTCGGAGCAAAAAGTATAATCCTCCGCAGAAGGTTCTTGAGTCTGTCCAATCACTCCAAGAGCTCTAAGGACTGATTTGATAAGGTCATCTCTAGTGAAAGTTAGTCCAAAAGTATCACTCATCAAAATCTCCAGAAAGAAGATCGTGCTTAAAAGCTTCTACTAACCAAAGAAGAGTTCCTATGTCTCCGGTGGAGGAAGCAAAATACCATTCACCTTCTGCATTCTCTCCTAGGACTAAAACTTCCTTCAATCCCTTTGCAGCCTCTAGGACCTTATCGCATTCAATATGAATATCAGCTCCAACAGTTTGAATCTTCCCGCCCATATCAATAACCTTACCCAAGATCCACATCCTCCGGTCTAACACTAGTATCAATAAATCTATCAGGGGGAGTTGGTCTACTCCAAGGGACACTCATATTCTCCTTCACTCCTCGGACAAAATCTTGAGGTTGTCGAATTTCCCAACATCCAGGAACAATAGAGGGCTTACAGCACATAAGCCCATCCCATCGTTGCATTACTTCAAAATTTTTCCTTTTCTGCCCGCAAACATCACAACGAGCATTCCAGGCTCCAATCTTGAAGTAATCCCTCTTCCCTTTTTCCATTTAGATTGATCCTGGTGCTGGTGGAGATGACCATTGTTTAATCATCTCTAGGACTATGGAATAAGAAGCCCCTGAAGCTAAAGCCACTCCTGGAATAGCTTCTGTGGTGAAAAGAATATCCCCTGTCTTCCCTGTCCCTGCATTATTCACCAACCCACCAAACCTCATGAAATCAACTTCATTATCCTGCTCAGGGGTCAGAAGCCAAGCTAAAACATCCGTGCTTGCATCCCAAAGAATCCTAACCTGCAACCCATACATTGAATAATCAATCCGAGCTATCCTTACGTCTGAAGGAGCCCCAAGCAAAGCACTAACATCCACCTTCAGTACCGCACTCTCTCCATTCCCATCACTCACACCTGTAAACTTTATGATGGTATTTCTAGCTCCATCTTGAATTATTTGTGTCGTAGCAGCTAAAGCCATTTCAGTCTCCTAAGGAGGGGGAGAAATCCCCCTTTTATCTCTTATGCTGGATCAGCTGCTGTCCAACCACCCGTGATGACGTTCATATTACCCGCCCACTCGTCTCCCGCTCCTGCTGCTACGTAGCCACCAGCATTAGAGTAGGTACCCGAAAGATAGTTAAGAGTTACCACATTTCCAGCAGTGCCTCCAGTCAAATCAATCCCACCGGAGTTTCCAGAAGCTGTGAAAGGACCAATAAAATTATTAGTGATGAAAGAATTCTGAAGCTTGGCAGTGATATTCACTGTGTTGGAAAAGAATGTATTACCAGTAATTTGAATACCATTCGCTATACAAGAAGTGCAGTAAATACCCTTGCTCATGTTGTTAAAGGTATTTCCTTCAATCAATACATTGAAGACATTCTCGGTGAAAGAAGTAGCACCTAACTTAATTCCAATCCCTGTGCCTGCGAATCGGTTTCCAATAATAGAAGTATGTGAAGCATCTCTCTCATCATCACCGCTAGCTGCATTTCTCACTAACTCAATACAACCAGAGTTAGCATCTGCAGAAGTGAAGAGAATATTCGTAAATCTCCAGCCTTGCTGAAGAACTCTCACCGTGGCAGTAGCAGCGGTTGCTCCCGAGGCTGGAGGTGCCCACTGAGCAGTTGCTAGATTTCCACCAGCAGGGGTAGAATCTGCATGCCGAGGACGATTACCCATCCCATTAACCCAAACATCAAATATCTGCACAGGAGTTACTAGTTGTTCAGTAACTTTTCCAGTTAAATTAATTACATCCCCTGACTGGATAACTTCAAAAGCTCTTGCCATGGTCAAAAAAGGAGTTTGAGGACTCTTTCCATTAAAAGCATCATTTCCAGAATACCCATTAACAAACCAAGTATTACCATAAGCATATTGAGGAGCTGGAGCAGAACTCGCTACTTTACTTCCTCCTCCGAAAACTGGCACACCGAAACTAGTTACTCCGTTTGGGAAATTTGTAAATCCTGGCATTTCTTTTCTCCTTAGTGCCCTCCGGATTCGAACCGAAGCTTACCCCACCTGGGACACAATTTAGTTAAATCAATCAAACATTCTTAGGTTTAGTGACACCTTGAGCAGGCTTCACTGTTGGTTGCTTAGTGTTGGCTTTTGTGGTTTTGGTAACTTTAGGAACAGTATTTGCCGCATTCCCATAGTCACCTCTATTTTGTTTATTCATTTCTTCTTCCCCTTAGGCTTACTCTTCCCAGCTTCCTTCATCGCAATTGCGACTGACTGAGCCTGAGGCCTACCAGAACTCATTAACTCTTTGATATTACTACTAATTACTTTTTTACTTTTCCCTTTAGCAATCGGCATCTCCATCTCCTTTAAAAAAGAGGGAACCTTTTCAAATTCCCTCTATCTTATCATATCTCAGCTAATCTGTCTTTTATTGACCTTCACTTCCATAAAGACCCCGTGGATCAGTCCAGCCCACTGAGAAACGTTGCACTGCACTTGCTTTTAGGTTCTTAGTATCAAAATCATTATCCTGATCAAACTTTGTCTCTTTCCGGGTGAATCGAATCATCCCCTCCATGACATTAGTCCGCAAGAACCAAGCATTTGGAGCATCAAAGTAATGATTCACTTTAATTCCACCTGGAATGCTATTCATTGCCTTCATTGCGTTGATAGCATTATTAGCTGTGTCATTTTGGAAGACTGAGCCAAGAATCCTCTCTGCGTTAAACATATTCGAAGGATGGATCAGAAGAGTTTTAGGGAGAACTTTAATCCTCAGGCCACGATCATCAGTAGCTAAAGACATCTGAATAATAAGATCCTCAAGAGCTGTCTCATTCAAATCCGAAGGAGTGGTCAAGAGATTCGAGAAAGTCCCTCCAGTCGTATTAGGATGAGAAGCACTCAATAAACTCACACCATCAGCGCCAACAAAGCTACTGTTAAATGCTCTATTGTAGACATTAGCTGCAACAGTCTCTTCAGTCTGACGATGAGAGAAAGCCAAAGCCTTCACGCGAGTCTTGGAGACTTTCTCATAAAGATCATCTTCCAACTCTTCCATGGTAACAATATACCCCAATCCATAAGTCAAATGAGTATATTGAGCCACTGGACCTTGAATTTCCGAATCATATTCAATCCCACCACCTTGAGCTTTCACTGGCACCAACCCAAATCCAGTCACCTGCACTGTCTGCTCATAGTTCTTATCCGAACTCTCTTCATCAAAAAGATCTTTCCATTCCACAGGATACTCATCATACATACGACCCCACCAGGCTTTAATGCCTGGCCAGAGAGCTTTAGGATGACTACCAGTATTAATTACGCCACCGGCCATTTTATTTTCCTTTCAAATAATTACAAAACTTAAGCAACAGCAGTTGTGCCGCCCATCAGTTCATGTTGGTTAATCATCACTAACAATTTAGTGTTCGCAGTCAAATCAACATTAGGACGTTGAACTTTGCCTAAAATCTTCAATTGAAGAGTGTTAGTAGTGTCAGTGGTGGAAGCATCCAATTCAGTCGTTGCAAAAGGACTTGGCGAGACTGGAACCCCAACAACCATATTGGCGTTAGAGTTCAAATCAGAAGTTGGGAAATCACTAGAGTTATTTGCCTGAATCTCAAACACTACTGAAGGATCATCCACCACGAGGACATAATAATCTCTAGTCTTGGTGGTAGGAATCGGACCCGGCGTAGCATTCACTGCATCTGCGTTCAAATTCCCATTACTTCCTGGCGGTAACACTCCAACAATCACACCTCTTAACACATTCCCAGCAGCAGCTATAGTCACTGCCGGAACTCCATTCGCATCACCTCCTGCGAAACTCTTCACTGCACTACCAACCCCATAAGCACCAGTATCTGTACTAAGAATTACATACATGTTCGCTTGTTGGTTCCAAGGCGATCCATTAAAGTGCTTCACAGGGGCAAAGCCATTGGCTCTATCGACGTTTGCCATTTAATTTCCTTTCGTTAAAATCGATGAATTTTCTTAGGGCGAGCTTCGAGACTAACTTTGCTCTTATAGTAATTCCCTAAGTCCTGACCTTCTAAACCTTTCCTACCTGACCTAATAGTGGCATCATTAGAATCTGCCATATCAGCCAATGCTTCTTTATCTTCCTCATACCACTCTTTAGGCACTTTCATCAGATACATATAAAAAGGTTGCCCTTTGTCTCTTCCTCCGAGAAGTCTTACTTTTGTATCAACTCCTGTGTTCATGGCCTGTGCTGCGGGCGACAAGCCAACTTCTTCTTTCCCTACAAACTCATACCCTGACATCTCTGCCTTCTGAACTCCTCCATCATTATCGTTAACCCAACGGTAATGATAATTAGGATCTTTTCCTTGAACATCTAATTTAGACTGAGGAACTCCAAAAGGAACTCTTTCTCTTTTTTTAGCCTGAGCTAAATCTCTATCTCCTTGGTGGCGTGGTGCTTTCTTCTCTTCCATCTTAAACCCCTTCTTGTTCATAGTAATTCTTCACGAAATCTTCCTGAGAGCACATTTTGTTCTTCACAAATCTATCACATTGCGCTCTGACCTCTGCTGGCATGGCTCCATAGGTCTTTTTTCCTCCTCCACTTCCTCCTTCACCTCTCTTCCCTCCCTCTACCATTCCAGCTTCCTTCCTCCGAGGATTACCAAAAAACTCCGGATGTTTTTTCTTTGCTAACTTAGTCACTTCATCTAAGAAGTCTCTCCCATCTAACCCTGGTTGCTCTCTTCTCAATCTCATCCCAATCAGATCCACAGCATCCACAACATCAGCATTCTTGCTGTCATACCAGGGGTTATCCCCAATCCATTCATTCAAGAGTCTAGTCTTCTGAGTCTCACTCATCTCCACGGTTGGCTTCACTTCTTCCTTCTTTGCCAACTTCTCAACTTGCTCTTTCATATCATCTAACTGCTCATCTATCAAATCAGCAGTATCATGATCCCCTTCCTTCAAAGCCTCCCTTCGCTGGGCCTTCAAATCCGCCATTGCCTTCTTATAAGCATTCTCTTTCATCTGGGCGAATTCTTTTTTAAACTCAGCCGCAGTGAGTTGTTGTTCCTTCAGTGCAGACTTAACCTCAGCCAACTCCCCTTTTAATCTATCATTATGTTTCTTAAGGAAAGAATTAATCTCCCTTCCTCTTTTATTAAATTCCTTCGCATCAACCCAATCTTCTGGCCGTCCTTTCCATTCTTCCTTCGGAGCCCATCCTTCTTTCCTAGCCTCCTCTTCATCAAAAGAACTTTCTTCTACCTCTTCATTCTCTACCATATCTCCATCTTCACTCATTTCATTGCCCTTTTCATAAGAATAAATTCTCTCAAGGATTGTTGAAGAAACTTAATATCCTCTTCCCCAATCAACTCTCTACTTCCTGCAATTAATTCAAAGCTCTCAGAAGTCTTCCTCAAACTCCAAGCTTCCATCTTTTTCCTTAATTGCACTTCTTTTTTCATCGTTTTTTCTTCACAGCCACTACATCTGTATCGTTAATAAAACGATAAACCTTATCCCCTTCTTTATGAATAAGCCCTGCAAATTTAGCTATCTTCACTGTGTCTCCGACTTCGCACCATCTAGTAGGAATTTTCTGATCTGCCCAAGCAAATTCAGCAATATCAATAACTATAGCTTTTACTTCTGCCATTCCTTCTCTCTCTGTCACATCAGAAGGAAGATAAATCCCTCCTTCAGTTTTTTCTTCTACTACCTCAGGAAGTACTAAAAGTCTCCAACCGCAAGGTATCCACTCACTCTCAAGCTTCTCCATCAAAATCTCTCCAATCTAAGTCTATTAAATAATCAATCATTGCTACTCTTCCTATTGCTTCAGCATTCATTTGGAGAGTCTTATCACCTGTCTCTCCTGTGAATTGTCCTCGGCTCCAGCCTTCCCTTAGTCCTTCTCTCACTTCCTTTAAATGCTCAAAAAATTCCTTCGTTCCGGGATGAACTTTCCACTCCTGCCACTCTTCTTCCTTCACTCCCCGCCTCCTTGCTTTTTAGCCATTCCTACTTTTTCCTGCATATCTATCTTTTTGTGATCTATATGCAAACTTTCTAACTTATGAATTGTCTCAAGAAGAGCCTCATGATGAACCTTCGCAGCCCCAATCTCAGAATTAATCATCGCTATTTGAGCATCCAGACCTTTAGCTTGAGCTTGCTCGGTGAATAATAAAGCCTGAGCTTCTGCTTGAATAATCTTTGCTTGATTCATCTCAGCCTGATTAGCCAGATCCACTAGCTTAGTCCTAAAGTCCTGATTTGCCTGCTGTGCTTTCTGTTGCAACTCTGCTTGCTTTCCTTGAGCCTGAAGTTGAGCAATTTGCACCTTCTCACTTGGCTGAGGAGGAGGGAGTTCTTTGACAAGGAATTTATCAATTCCTGGAATTTTCAAGCACTCTAGAAAATACCTCTCCACTTCCAATTGATTATAAAGTCCTGCCTTCTCCACACTTGCCTGCCTTAACATCTGAGCCTGCTGGGCCCTCTGTTGCTCCGACATATAATTAGGATCTGCTGCTGGAGAAATACAACTAGCCGGAAGGTCATATGCTTGACGAAGGATTTGTTTCTTCTGCCCATCCTTCAAAGAACTAAAAGTTTGCATATTATCAAGATAAAGATGATTCAATCTAAACAGCACTTGAAACTCATCTTTCATTGACCTAAAAACTCTCTTGTAAATCCCATTAAATATCTGCAACCCTTGTTCTACCATCGCCTGCATGGTTCCAGTCTTAGTATTCTGTCCTGGATTATCTCCTGCTAGCACATCCGTTGCCCCAGCTATCCTCTCTCCATACTGAATCAAAATAGAAAGCAATTGAAGAAGAACATTCGAGGGCTCTTTCACAGGCAATGGATAAATACTCTTACTAATATCATCCCCTGTAACATCCACTTTCTTCCATTCATTAGGAACAAAAGATATAGCCCCTCCCTTTAATCTAATCCCTTTCCCAAGAAACCCTCCCCCTGCATTACTCATTGTCCCAGCATCTAGCAATTGATTAATTGCTGCATCTATACTCTTATTAATTGGCCCAAGGAGAGCCCCAAACCCAAGATCATAAAATCCCCCATCAGGACTAGGAATAAATGTATATTTAGTATAAATCCTCTCCGGCACAATCTTCGCCACTTCCTTCCCATCATCACTCCTCACCACTCCACTTTCAAAAAACCTAGCCTTAATCCTCAACACCTTCCCATTATCATGTCTAAAAGTCACCACATAAGGCTCTTGATACCCATCCCCATCTAAATCTAACCAACACAATTGCTCAATAGTAATATAAACAGAATCATACTCCCCCTCTCCTGAATTCTCCCCTTGAGTCTCAGCTCTCACTTGGGCCAAAGTCCCTAATTCCACAGGTTCAGTCCTAGAAGTCAACTCCCCTTGCTCCAACCAAAGCCCAAGAACTTCCTTCTCCTTATAATCATTCTTGTTTAAATACTGAATATGACTAACTCTAGCGGCATCCTCCACACTCTTAGCCCAATAATCCACCACTAAATCACTAGGTAGAACCATCTCACTCTTATTGTGCCCACAAGCTGAGTCAAAATAACTCTTTTTGAAGAGACATCCTAAAATAGGCAACGCCAACAATGCCTTATCATGTTCAGCTTCCCAGCATTTATCTTCCTCCAGAACTTGCCAACTCATATGTTGACCTACTAGAGAAGCCATCTGATTGTACTCTCCATTAGGATCATCTTCCCAAACCTGACACCTCACCACCTCTGGAGCTTGCACTAAGGCCGGATAAGCCCTTGAATGAAACTGAAGACTCGATATTGTCAACAAAGGAAACTTAACATTACTACATCCTGGCCAAGGAAAACTCTTCTGCTCCTCCACCTGAAGCGCCAACTTCAAAGCCTCCTTCGTCTTCTCTTCCCATTGCAACCGACTCTGCAAATCAGCCTGAAACCCCCCTGCACAATATTCACTAATCTTCTCTAAATCCTCTTCCTTCAACTTCTCGGCCAAATTATGAGACTCTAATATCTCATCAAGGGAAAGCTTAGTGTCAAGTTCGATCATTCTTTTAATGGCCTATGTTTAATCTATAAAAGGAAGAAATTATCATTAATAACCTGTAGTCTTACATCTTCCTTGCTTAATCCCTTCTAGCAATTCCTCCGCTAGCATCTCCGCTTCCCAAATCTCTTCCTCTGTCTCCGCTGGCATCATATCTTCCAACAACAATCCAAGCGCTGTCGTACTATCTACCCTGTCATCATGCTGCCCTCTAGGAAAAGTCATCATCTCCTGAAATAAATCCTCATACCAGTCAGCATCCACATCAAATCTTACCCCTCCTGCCCGCATCCTAGCCTGAAAACTTCTAGCCCTAGTCTGCTTATCTTTATCTGGTCTAAAAGTCTGGATATTCAAAAATATCCCTCTCTCAATCATAGCTTGATTTAAAAATGGACCTAAAGCCTTCTCAATATGTCCTTGTTCTATCAAAAAAACCTCAGGCTCAAACATCTCATGAACCAAAAACATATTATCAATAATATCCAATGAATCCCACTTCCCAGCACAATTATAGATAATATTTAAAATCCCTTCACTGTCCACTCCACCCACTGTAATACTTGTCTTATTAGCATGATCTTTTTGACTAATAGCAAGATCAATAGTGGCATAATTCCTCATTCTCCCTTCATCCCCATCCATCCCCTTAAACCACTCTCTCTTAAAATACTGATCCTCCTCAGCCACTGGGATATTTAAATATTCCTGACTATACTTACTAGCCTTACCTTCTTCTGAAAAATCCTTCTTAGTCATTCTCCAGAATTCTTCAGGAAACATCTCTGGCCAGAGGATATTAGAAAAGTCATCATAACTCTCATGAGCCTTATATCTCCGACTCTTCCACATCTCTTTCTTCAAAATCCCTTCAAGCAAGGAATCAGAATGAAGAATAGTTCCCATCATTCTAAACAATGTCTGTCTATTCCCCATCGGCAGTAAAGCACTCATAAACCAATTCTTTAATTTCTCCCTACGCTCTTGACTTAAAACTTGTTCGTCCTCTTCCAAGTCGTCAATCACCACCAAATTCGGCCTCTTTCCTCTCCATTTAATCCCTCTTAACTTTTGCTCCGCCCCTTTGGCCAAAATACAAAACAATCTATTCCCCACCTTACACACCAACTCAGCATCATTATCTTTTAAAAACTTACTCACGCCAAAAGTGTCAACTATCATTTCATTTTCTTGGAGCTGAACTTTAATCTCCTTCAGGTGCTTCACCGCCAAATCTTCCGTTGCCGAAATAATCACCTCAAAATCCCTAAATCCAAACAACATTGCTGCTAGACTAAAAGCCATATTACAAGCTGTACTTTTAGCATGTCCTCTAGGTGCAGCTACAGCCACATACTTATAAGGATCACACCAAAGTCTCCACATCTCTTTATGAAACTCTGGAATATCTGTCCCTCCATCAAATCCTTCCAGCAAAAATGTCCTAACAAACCCCTCCATCAACTCAGCATCAAGATTAACTCTATCTTCAGTTTTGATTTCAATAATCTTCTCTGGTTCTTTAAGAGGTCTGCCCATCAGCCTTCCCCTCATCAACCAACTCCCCATCAATCACTTCTGGCTCCCTCTTCCCTGCCATCATCCTCACAGCCTGAGCCAAGTCCATCAATCTCTTCGCCTCATTCCCTCCAAAACCTTCATTCTGGTCCTCAAGTGCCTTCCTCTTAGCAAATATATTCGCACTAATAGCACTCAAGTCCTTAGCACTAACAGGAACATTCCTCAACCCTCCCTCGTACCACTTCAAATCTCCATGCTCCAGCCTATCCTCCAACTCCCCCAAGGTCTGACCCAATATCTTCGTCAACCTAACCTTCAACTGAGCCTGCGCTTCTTTCTCCAGTTGCTTCAATCCCTCTTAAAACCATCCCTCCTTAGCCATCTCGAGAAGATCATTATAATCAACAAGGAGATCCCTAGAGATTTGACTCAAATTCCCGGTCTGAAAATAAACAGCCACTAGCTGCTCTCTTTCAATCTCTCCTAACTCCTCCTTCTTCCTTCCTTTAATCTTCGCCACAGGTTTACTATTAACACTCACTTTCCCCAGAGAAGGGGTGAGACGAAGAGATTCTTCAGGATCAACTAGGGAGGGAGTTGAGGAGTCCTGAAGCGCGGCCAGGTTATCTCCTAACCCATCCTTCTTCGTCTCAAAGCTTTCGCTCGCTTTATTATCATCATTTCTCATAGCAAACTGATTTTACTCTTCTTTCTCTAAAAAGCAAGGGCTTACTAATGTCAATCTAAAAGAAGTAATACTAATTCCATTCTGCGAAATTACCAAAATCTAAAATTGGCTAAAAATGTCGTAAGATGCATTAGACTCATCTCAGCAATCCATCAATTTACCCCCACCCCCTTTGATGGGGCATGAGGGCGCTACCTGGGAGGGGCAGGGGCATGGATGATGTGAGGACTTACTTCTTGCCAACTACGATGGCTTGAGGTGGGATGGATGATTTCGCTAGGTGAGATGAAAGTTAGGTTGGGGACTTGGTGTGAGGGCTTACTAGCAGAAATGTGAACTAAGTCACAGCTTCTTGGCCCTCCAGGAAGCCCTAGGATCGATTTAAATCAGGTGACCTATAGGTAGGTATGGACCTTACTGCGAAACTAACCTAGCCTTTCCTGCCAAGTCCCATGGCCGTGTGACCTTAGTTGTCACTTTATGCCCTAAAGTGTGTGCCCAGGAGCGTCATATTGATGCCCAGTCGAGGTCATTCAGATCCTATTCCTCAATGTAGTCATAGTTTTAGATAGTCTTATTACTAGTTATATCAACGAGTTGAGAGTTTCTCAGCAAATAATGACAATGTACCCCTAGTCTTGGCACAGGGATTGCTTTATATCTAGTAAGAGCAATAACATTAAGGAGCAGCGAAATGAATAACCTCAGCGCACAACTAACCCTCAACAACACAGAAAATAGTTATCACGTCAGAGCGATTTCCGCTATCGAATGCCAAATGGCCGAATTAAGAGATAAACGTCTTATAGCCAGAAAACAAAATAATGCAGCTAATGTGCACCGTATTGATGTGACTATAAACCAACTCCAAGCTTGCTTAGATACATTACTTAATCTATTTTGAGGAGAACTAAAATGACTTACTTGAAGATGGTAGAGCTGATGACACAGACTGAAGCTAATGATAGGTTTATTCTTTGCTTGGTGTTTAGACGTAGACTTGATGGTGTAGCGTTGGCTGGGGCCTTGAGGGCTGGGGAAGTTGTGTGGTGTTAAGTGTGATAGATGTCATAGATAGTTAAGAATGATAATAATACAATAGAGCCATAGTAGGTTAATTAAGAAAGGTAGGATAAAGAGATGGATAAGAAATACGTTAAACAATTAATAAAAAAGCTTAGAGCTGAAGGGGCTAAGGATTTAGGGGATAAAGAGATTGAGAGGTGTTTTGGTGAGTGTGTAGCGAGTTTGGGGGTTATTAGGATGGCTAAGCAAGCTAGAGATAAAGGATTGATAACTGAAGGAGATTTAAAATGAACTGGGAAACAGAGAGGAAAGCTAGAGGGAATGGGTTGATTAATGGTTATGGGCAACTGAGACCGACAGTGATAACTAGAGTGGCGGCTTTGAGGTGTGGGCAGAAGGAAGGAGTGAGAAGAAAGTGGTTAGCTAGGGCTTGGGAGAATGGGACGAATTGGACAAGGGTGTTGATTGGAGGAGGAGAAGAGAGATGAAAGAGATGTTTGATCTTTGGATTTTTAGTAATAAATGGCATTGGGTGGGGGAAGGAGATGTGGAAGAGATGTTTAAGTTGGCTGAGAGAGTTTATTCTTCATTGATTTGGGAAGTTAGGGATGAAGAAGGGGATAAGGTTGATAAGCAAGGGAGGAAAGTGAAATGAAAGTTTATTTGATTTGTTTAGTGGTGGTGTTGGGGGCTGTGGGATGGGTGGTGAAGTGGAGTCCAGCGGCTAGGGCTATGAAAGAAAGGAATGAGAGGATTGAGAGGATATTGGAAGAGATTGATGGAAGAGGGAATCCTAAGGCGCAGGATCAAGTGATGAAGAGAGAGATTTAAAAAGAAGGAGGTGTGAGATGGGACAAGGGGATGTGATGAGAAGAGGAGAGTTGAAGGAGTTGGCTAGGAAGGCTGAAGGGATGAGAAAGGGAGAATTGATTGATTTATTGGATGATTTGGAGATTTTGAGGGGTGTGGTGGAGGAATTGTTGGAGGAGAGAGGGGAGTGAATGTTGTGATGACTATGACGAAGACGAGGAGCTAGGGGGTACCCAGTTTTAGGCAAAAAGGAGAAAGGGATTCTTTTTGCCTAAAA